AGTATGTTGTGCTCGGCTTGGAACACCAACATATAATTAAAAGTACCGGAAATGCCAAGAGGCATAGCGTCGGAAAAAGAACCTTGTCCAAACGGGTAAACAAGGAAGACAGCAGATGCAGCTGCCACGGGTGCGGAGTATGCGACAAAGATCCAGGGCCTCATTCCAAGCCGATAACTAAGTTCCCACTCTCGTCCCATGTAACTGTAGATACCAATAAGGAAGTGGAAGACGACAAGTTGGAAAGGTCCACCGTTATAGAGCCACTCATCAAGACTTGCTGCCTCCCAGATGGGGTAGAAATGTAGACCGATGGCGTTTGAAGATGGGACGACTGCCCCTGAGATGATGTTGTTTCCATACATGAGAGAGCCAGCAACGGGCTCACGAATACCGTCGATGTCAACGGGTGGAGCTGCAATAAATGCAACGATGAAGCAGGTTGTAGCAGCGATTAGTGTTGGAACCATCAAGACTCCGAACCAACCAACGTACAGTCGGTTGTTAGTACTGGTTACCCAGTCACAGAAGTTGTTCCAAATATTCTTTTGTTGTTGTAGCGCAATTGTAGACGTAGCCATTTAAATAATAGTGCATGTTTATGAAGCGATTAAGCATCGCAAATGAAGCGATTAAGTAAGACCAATTTAAAGACTTGGCAGTCTAGAGCTAGGGGAGGAATTGCACCTCCCTTATTCTATTTAGCTATTAGAAGTTGTACTTGACTCCTACTTTTGTACCATAGTTATTAACATCATCGAAGGCAGCAGACAGCTCTCCGTAAACTGACACTCGATCAGTTGCTTGAATTGCACCACCAACCTTTCCTGTCAGCAAGGTCTCCTCTTCTCCACCGTCAGGTGCAAAAATGCTAGGACCAGCTTGGACGTAGTATGAACCAAAGTTAGTGCTGTTTTCATATCCAAGGTGAAAGTCAGTTACATGTCCATTGAAGTCAGAGCCAGTAAACCCAGCATTGTTCTCAACATTTACATAAGGACCAGCCAAGGCAGGGGCAGCAGCAAACAAAGCAGCGGGGAGGATAGCGAAAAATTTCATTGTAGTTTGTTTAAAAAAGAATAAGTGTGTGTTGTTCGATTGCCATGAATACCCCAGCCTAGCCAGTAGTATGCGGCATTCATGTAATAAGGTACTGTTTGATGATCAGTTTGAAAAGCATAAAGATCTTTTCTAAATCTCATCTCATGGATCATGTAATCTGTTTGACATTTGAGACCACTAGGATCTAGATTGCGTGCGGCACAGTGGCTGCCAAGACCCTTGTACCGCTCTATTGATGTCCATTGTATCAAACCATAACCACCGCGAAGGCATCTATCATAAGGAACAATAGCACCACCTTCGCAGATGTTAGGTTTAAAGTTTGACTCTTGTTGGATGTTACCCATAATGACTGCCAGTGCTGTACGGTCTGTCACACCAGCAGAAGTCTGTAGTTGTTCTAGCACGTACTGCTGTGGTGCAGTACATTGTGGGCATTCAATCATTTTTTCTTAGCAGTTTTAGCAGCTCGTTTGAAGTTAGCAGCAGTGGGTGCACCTTTGCTTCCAGGCTTACGCATGGTTTCACCTGAGCCTTTTTTAATACGCATTTTCTTTGCGTGGATGTTAGCGTAGAGACCTTTTTTAGCCATTAGGATTTACCACATTTCCATTTACGTAAAGCAAGAGCCTTCCGAGTAGGACGACCCTTGCTGTCTTTCATTGGTCCTTTAATACCACCCATCCTAGCACAGAAAGATTTCTTACGTTTCCCTCCGCCAGGTTGTGGTGCCTTTAAATTGGAACCTGTTTCTCTATTGTATTTATCACGACCAGCTTTAGTAAGACCACCTGACCGTGACTTGTGTGTCCCAATTTTTAAATTGACGTTACTTTTTTTTGCCGCCATTTTTTGTACCTTTTACAGGTGGACGACCTTTTTGTGATCCGTAAGTTCCTTTACCTTGTGGCATTACCATACTCCAGGGATAATTTGACCAGTTAGTGCATACGCTCCAAGCGCAGCCATCACACCTAGCATAGCTAGGCGACCGTTTAGTTTTTCTGCTTTGTCGTTATGATTCACAGTGTAGTTTTCGTCAGTGTACATGGTGGGTTCTTTTGCAAAGAGGTTTTGTTGTCCGCGATCGTTGGTGGTAACAGTCATTAGAATTCAATGTCAGAGTTTTCAAGTTTACGCATAACGTCAGAACGATATGCTGGATCATTATCATAACGTGGATCACTCATGGCTGCTACAAGTTCTGATTGACTACGGAATGAACTATCAGCAGATGATGCAGAACCCCGTCCAGTCAACATCTGACCTTCTTTACCAACAGCATCTGTATATTTATTATTCAATGCTTGTACAGCAAAAAAGATACTATTGGGATCACCTTTTGCCATCACAGAGTCATACATATCGATCTCTTCTGCGATAAGAGCTTGACCAGCCCAGTCCATCATGTCTTTGTAAACTTGTTCACCGCCAACCATTTTAAATAGTTGATCAGCTTGAGCTTCAGATAGTTTATCATCAGAAGACTCAACTTCTTCTTCTGCCTCTTCAGAGACTTCTTCTTCTACCTCTTCAGATACCTCTTCTTCACGAGGTTCGCCTAGTTTTTTTTGAAGTTCCAGGTAGGCTTGTTCAAGAGATTGTGTGTCTTGAAACTTACCTGCAAATAGCTGTTGTTGTTCCCCTTCGTTAGCCTCGGCAACAGCGAGAGACTCTTGCTCATCAGCATTAAGTTCTGGCTGATCAGCGGGTGCTTCATTAAGTGTTAGTGTTTCGCTCATTGAATTGGTGGTTGTTGTTGTTGTTCTTGTTGCATCATCATCTGTGCTTCAGCCTGCTCACGTTTTTGATCAACAGCAGCCATTTGCGGTTGTTGTTGTTGAGCCATCATCTGTTGTTGTTGAGCCATTGCTTGCTGCTGTTCTTGTTGCATCTCTTGCATACTCTTAACAAGATTCAATGTATCAATACCAGATGACGCTGCCAAACGTTTGACAACTTCTTCAGAATTAATATACTGTTGAATAGCTTCTGGTCCCATTGTTTGTGCAACAACACTGAGGAACTGAGCAAGACTTTCTCTGTCTTGACCACGACCCAAAGCATTGATACCAGCAACAATAGTAGGTTTGACGATATCACCTTTAGGAAGGCGAGGGATCTCTCCTGTTTTTTGTGCAACGTTTAGTTTACGATTAAGATAAGGTACAAGAAATTCAACAGTGAGTAGACTAAACAATCCACCGAGTTGACGTTCTAGTTCCATCTGAGTCATACGTACTTCTTCAGCAGTTGTGCGTTCAGATTGTCTGACATTAAGAACAAGAAAAGCATCACTCAATCGTTGAGAAAGACTACCTACCATTTGATAAGCAGTTTGGAAGTCAGCCGTTTTACCAACCTGCACTACACCAATGTCATCAGGTCTACCTTGAATGATAGCACCGTTACCTGCTTTAGCAAGCGTGGATGGTTTGGTGGTACTGGAGGGTGAAACGGTAAACACTACCTTAGCAGCAGCTGCACTCCCTTCAACGAGTGCTTGTGACAGAGCTTCAAGTGACTTGAGATCACCTATGAATTCCTCTACCCTACCACGTCCGTAGACTTCACCGTCTACGTGGTTAAAGCGTAGCACAAGCCAGGGGTTTGCGTCAAGGGGAGCTTTACCAAAAGACTTAGGTAGAATCTTGTCGTGTACTTCTTGATGCCAGACCCAACGGTTATTATCCCTAATACAATGTGTGTAAATATCACATTCATCATCATGACTTGATGAATTATTATCAGGTGTGTTGGGTTGTGGTTCTTTGTAATCTGGGTAAGATTTTTTTAATAGTTTTTTTGAGATTGTTTCCTTTGTTACAATTTCTATAACATTACCGTTGCCGTCTCTATCTACTACGTATCGATTTAAAGGATAAAGTTTTAAACTATCCTTATCCATAAAGATAAGAGCATTACCAGCTACAACAAGATGCTTTAATGCTTGGTGAACAATAACACGATCAGTAGAGGCTGCAATAGACTCCATGATTGTGCGTTCAACTTTCGCAAATGACAAGTCAAGTTCTGATCTAATTTGTGGTCCTAATTCTCCAGGAATGTTAATATCATTTACCTGTAGCTTAAAGAAACTGGTTTGTGGAGGTAGCAATGCAAGCATTAATTTACTTGCAAGCGTCACCACACCTTTGGCTCCTTGTGATTGCCACGGGGTTGTTAATTTTAACGAACCTTTAGTATAAGTCTCATCCTCTCGAATAAGATAAGGTAGAGTTAGATCTGCTGCTTGTCTAGCAGTGTTTAGAAACTGGGAACGGTCCGAAGACAATCTATCATAACGTGTTTTAGCAGTCATTAGACGTTAATTACTCCAGTTGATTTTGACGGGGGTCCTGCAGCAATGGCACTATAAGCAGTTGGGTTTACTTGTAGTTTCCTACGTTTAAAGCCTTGTGTTCCTGAAGTTTGTGGTGATTTAGAATTAGACCTAATTTGAAAGCTGCTTTCCAATCCTGCTCTTGCTGTATTAGCAGCTTGAGTACGTGCACCGATCTCCATTTGCCTTAGTCTTTCAGCTTGCCTTGCTTCAGCTTCACGTTGTAATTGTTCTTGTCTTTCAATTTCTCGGCGGCGATCCGCTGCCGCTTGCGCAGCTTGTCGTTCTTGTCCAGCTGCAGCTGTGATTTGAGAGACAAGTTCACCAGGGCCATAACGATTGTTATGAAGTTGACTTGGATTTGACTGGATGTAGCTCAAAATCTCTGCATTACTTTTACCAGAGGCAAGAGCTGCGTAGTAATCTGCGTGACCGAATCTGTCACTTAGTCCATGAGAAGTGTCCATGATTGTAAATTAGTTTAGTTTTCTTCCATGTATTTAACAACCCATTCAACGACACTTCGCTGTCCAGATCTATACATGATTTTTGAATGCGAATCTTCTGGTGAAGGATTCACTGGTGGGAAGGCTTCTTCTAATTGATGTACTAAACCACGGGCTTGCATGCCCACAGTTTCAAGCATATTGGGGGAGGTTGACATTCGAGTGCTCAAAAAACGCTGGCATTCTGGCTGCTTTAGTTGCGGAAAGCTCTGGAGCCTTGCCTTCATACATTAAGCGATCGCTAGAATCCAGCCAAAATTTTTTATCCAAATATTTATCGGTAGTATTATTACCTAGGGGTTGCATTACCCAATTGATAGTTGCCTTGCGGAGTTTATCAAGACTAGGGCTGATATCAAGCCCCAACTCCCGACAAACAAGGCTATTGGCAGCAACGTGAATTTGTTCATCTCTACTTATGTCCGCACTGACAGTTCGCATTCCAGCGTCACCATTAAAGCGAAAGAATGGTAGAAGAACGAAGAAAATTGCACGTTCGGCAACCATTGCTTTGAGGATCGTGTGATCTGGATGCGCTGTCCAAGCTTCCCTGAGCCTGAGAGCTTCCGATTCAGCCTTTTCGTCAACCCCGTAAGCATTGGCAATGTAACCAAGTGCCAAGTCGTGATTTTCCTCATCGGTGATGTTTGATTCCAATAACTCCCGCGATAGCTTTGGTACGTCGGTAGCCAATCCATCACGGA